CCCCGAACTTGGAGGTATCGCCGTAAGCAAGCGGACCCAGACGGAGAACGTAGGCCACGACAGTCGCCAGAGCTTCGCGCTCCCGCACCTGATCAGGGACGATCAGGCCGCCGGTGGTCTTTGCCCGGCCCTGATAGGGCATGACAAGAATACGCCAGCCGGTGGGCTGGGGCAGGCGATCCAAGGTGGACTTTTCCAGAAGGCTGGGGTCTAGGACCCGCTCGTCAGCTTTGACGTAGGCCCCGGAAACGGAGACCTCGGCAGGCTGGTCAGAGCCTTTGACCTTGTTGATGCTCGCCACAACATGGTCAGGAAGATAGAGTTTCTTCGACATCTTCAGACGACTTCCCCAGCAGGGCTTTCAGTTCCTCCTTGGCAAAGGCGAGGCCCCGTATCTCGCCGACCATGCTCTGGTATTGCTCCCAGTTCGAGGGGACACCGGAAGAAACCGCATACGCGATGTCCTCCTCCCGATGTCTCAGGACCTTATACAAGGCTTTAGACAAGCTAACAACATCCATACGAGAACCCCCGAATAAGTTTATTGTTTGTCGCATGTCTTTTGGTTGGAGTCACCTCAATAAAGGCCGGAGAACCGCTGCGGACGGGCGATAGGGCTGAAATTTTTCATGCCGCTCTCGATGCCCTTGCCGGACTTTTTGCCCGAGACCTTCTTGATCATGCCGCCCTTGGCCTTCTTGGTCTCTTTGCCGTAGACCGTGAGCTCGAGCTCCATCTTCTTGGAGCCCGAATCCTCGTCGTCTTCCATCTCCGGCATCTCTTTCATCGGTTTCTTGGCCATCAGATTGCCCCTCCTCGGGCCCGTGCGGCCTGACGCTGTACGTCGATCCGCTCTCTGTTCACTTCGTTGCGCTCGTCCGCCACCTGTTCCTGCAACTCCAGACGGGCAGCGTCGGTGACGGCACGCTGTTTCTGGTTGGATGCTTCGAGCATGAGTTGGGCCTTGTCCATGTCGGCCTTGCGGCCCTCGGCCTGCTGTTTAAGCTCCAACTCCCGCATGCGGATGATGACCAGCGGGTCAGACATCGGGTCTTGGCCTTGGGGCAGAAGCTTGGGCAGGAGCTCGTCCAGAATTTCCCGCTGGCGGTGCGCGACAAGGCGCTCCATCTGGTCGGGGTCCTGCATGCCCTGCTGTACCTGCCGCACGGCCTGCATCAGCTGAGCCGGGGTTCCGTCGCCCCTTTGCACTCGGGCCTCGGCTGCCTCGACGGCATCCCTGATCTGGCGCTGCACGTCGTCCCGGGCCTTGAAGTCAACGTGCTCCATGAGGTGCGCGTAGAACACGCCCATCGCCACCGGAGAGGTGGCGACCAGAGGCATCTTCATAAAGGACAAGTGTACCACGATGTGGACGTCGTGATCCTGCCCCGGGAACGCCTGCGCGAGCTCGCCCATGAGGATACGGGCGTTCTCCGTGACCGGAGACATGGGCTGCGGTTCCGGCGGAGGCGGGAGGATTTCATCCACATTCTGGATTTCCAGCGCACTGTACATCCGCAGGTACGCGGCGTGCATGTTGTGCAGCTGGGGTGCCGACTGGGCCAGTTGCAGCTGTGTCTGGGCAAGAGTTACCCGCTGCGCCATCGAGAAGATGTTCGGGTCGCTGACGGGAAGGATGTCGATCCGCCCGTCGAAGTCGGTGGCAAAGACCGTGCGCTCCGCTCCAGCAACGTCGTATGGATATTCCTGTGGCAGGTTATCCGAGAAGATGCGGGCGAGGATGCGGAACTCGGTCTTCTGGGCGTAGTGCAGGCGCTTGTGGATCGCGGACATAACCTTCATGCCGCGCTCGAGCAAAGCCACCGTCGTGCCGACAGGGGCCTCTTGGTTCATGGCGCTGGTCTGATCGTCGGCCAGAGAGATAAACCTCCGACCGCCGTCGATCAGTGTCCCAAGAAGCTGCGCAAGCGTAGCGCTGGGTTCCTTGTACGGCAGCGGAACGATGGCGTTCCGAATATCCCCGCCGGGCGCGTCGATGTCCCGGAACTCGCCCGGCTTGATCGGCTCGTCGCTGTTGCGGACCCGAATACCCCGGGCCTTGAAGCCCGCCGGAAGGTTCGCCAAGGTGCCAGCATCGATAAGCTGGCGAAGAATAGACGTAGTCGCACGCCCGATGCCCCCGATCATATGGACCAGACCGAAGCCGTAGAAGCCCAGCCCCGGCATGAACTTGTAGTGGACGAAGTACTGGCGCTTCTTGGCCAGTTCGGTGTTCTCCTCAAAGTTCCGGCGGATGGCCAAAATCTTTGACGAACCCTTGTCGATGGTGACGATGTAGGGAAGCTGGATGCCCGTAGGCTCTCCGTCCGGGCTCAGGTCCTCGAAGCCCTCGATGTCCAGATTGACGTGCATCTCGAGCAGCGCGTAGCTGTCGTCGAAGTAGGACTTCGTCGTGCCCTGCAGTTCGTCAACCTTCTCCCGAACCTTGTCGGGGGCCTCGTCTATGGCAGAGAGCTCGATGTCTCGGTAGATGCCAGCAACCTGCATCTTCCGGATGTCGTTCTCATCCATCCGGAGGACATGCGTAGCGCGCGGCGTGGTGTTCAAATCCGTCGCGGCGTAGGGAACCACAAGGTCCTGTGCCGGAATGAACTTGGACACCGGGCGCTGCATGCCGACGTCCCAGTAGACTTTCTTGAAGCAGGAACCTGACAGCGGGAGATAGAACAGCAGCTGGTCCATGTCCGGGTCATATTCTTCCATGACCTCGGTGATCTCGTAGTTCATGAAGTCCTTGACCCGGCCCGCCTGCGCCTCACGCTCCGCGTCCCGAAGGCCCAAGACCGAGGTCTTGACCGGCCCGCCAGACGGCAGGAGCTCCTTGTACGCCTGAGCTTGGAACTGGGTCACGGACTCTGCGATCAGGGGGTGCGTCACGCCAGATGCACCCTCGAAGGGCTCGCTCCGCTCAACCACCTTCACGCCCAGCAGATCGAGGCCCTTGGTGTACGTCTCTTCCCAGTCGCTGCGGGACTGCAGGTCGTCCTCGTAGGCGGACAGAAGCGTCGAAGACATCTCGCCAAGGATAGCGTCGTCAAGGTACTCGGCCAAGTTGGCGTCGTGTGGGATGACTACCTCCGCCTCCATCTGCGCGAGGGCCTCGGACATGGCCTGCACAACCGCCCCTCCGTCGGGGGTCTGGGTGACCATGGCACCGCCAGTGAAATCGGCAGCCGTCGGGACGGAGAACTCGGTCTGCGGAAGGTCCGATTCAGGACCGCCCTGCATGAAACCGCTGTCAACAGACGCTCCTGCGAACCGGGGCGGAATGGCCATCAGTAGTACTCCCGTTTACGCGGGATGATGTCATCCCCGGCATCTTCGCCTTCCAAGGCCACGAATCCGCCTTGGCGGAAACGCATCAAGGCCAAGGTCATGCTATCACAATTATGGACCAGAATGCCATCAGCATAAAAGCAATGCGCATCTGCGACCGTAACATCATATACTGGACAAAACTCTCCGCTTGCGGCGGCTCTTCCTACAGGCACACGCCGTGGAGCAGATAGTAGCCCGACCAGAGGCAGACTTAAACGTCTCGCCGCATTCCGTGCAGACGACATCCTGTGGGTTGTTCCTGCGCCACTCGCGAGCTTCCCGAAGTTTTTCCCGAGCTCCGTCAAGAAATCCAGCAGAGACCGCACGATGCCAGTCTCGGCCCTCATCACTTCGATGCCATTCGGCAGCTTTGTCCCGGCATTGTGCCAGATGCTCGAGGTTGTCACTCGAGGACCCGTGCTCGCGGCGCTGCTCCAAGTGCTCGGCCCAGTGCTCCCCAGCGGGAATGCAGGCAAGGTTCTCCGGGTCGTTGTTCTGGCTGTCGTGGTCCCTATGGTGGACGTGGTATCCCTCAGGGATCGCTCCGTGGTGGAACTCCCAAATGTCTTGGTGGAGAAACCTGCGGCCCCCTGAGCGGGTGTAGTATTCTCGAAGATGCCGGTGAGAAGACTCTGGATACCTCCGATAGTTCCTAGAATTGAACCGGACAACAACAGAAACAACGTCGGGGTTTTCTTCCCAAGGCATGCCGATCTCCAAGCGCGTTTTGATACCTTAACTGTATCAGACACAGAGACTGTGTCAACTCGCTTCCACCCACGGGCTGTAGCTACTCGATGGTTGGCCGTAGCCCGCAAGGAGTACTCGCCCGCATGAACGTCCCAGACCTCTTTTACCCCGGTGAAACGAACGTCCAGCACGGGCTTCGGCCCCATCGGGGTGTGTAGGATATCCCCGGCCCTGACGTCCTCGATCCTCCTAGACGTGCCGTCAGCCATGAACACCATCGTCCCCTCCGCGAGGCAGAAGTCGTCGTGGTCGCCGTTAGGAAAAGAGGTGACCTCTTCGATCACATCTTCCGAGAAGCTTTTGCCCTCCGGAGCCCACACCAACCCGGCCTCAAAGAGCGGGGCAACCATGTGCATGCGGCTGACTTTGTCCTTCCCGCCGCCGCGCCCACCGGGCGAAAACCCCAGCGCAGGGATGTTTTTCAACCGTAATTCGTCAATAAGAGGTTGCCCGGTGGCCTTGGCCTCAACGATAACCATGTCCGGCTGCCAGTACTCGTGCTCGTCGAAGGCGACCTGTCGGAGTTCCGGGAAGCTCCAGCGCCCCCGCTGCGCGTCCAGCAGGATGATGTTGTCGGGCCCGTCAATCTCGGGCTTGAAGATGCCCCACGTGGTGATGGCGGAGTAGTCGGCGCTTTCCTTACGCGAGAACGCCGTGTCGTAGGCCTGAAGGACGTAGTCCAATCGCGGCACGTCCTCCTTGTCCCACGCCTTCCACCAGTCCTTGCGGATGATGCCTGATCCGGAGGCCGTGGGCTGCTGCTGCCACTGCGCCGACCACTTGGCCAGAGGCAGTGAGGCCTTGATCGAAAGTAGGGCGTCCTTGTCCCAGAACTCCGGCCAGAGCGGGTCTCCCGAAGGCATGATGGCCGGGAACTCCACGACCTCCCACTGGTCCGACATAATGTCGGAGCCCTGAGCCTGCAGAAGCTTTCCCGTGAGGTCCTTCTTGCCCCATCGAGTGTTGTGGCTAACTACGCCGTTCGCGATAAAGTTCTCGGTCCTCTCTACTTCTACGTCAAAAACCTCTTCTTCCCCGTCCGGGGTTACGCTTACGACCCTATCCGTTGTGAAGTTTGAGATATCTCGCGGCGGATTCGAGGACCTCTGGCGTTTTTCCGTATCCAACAGCGAGGTTGCAGTCGTTGCAGAGAAGCCCTCGGACCATCCCAGACTCGTGGCAATGGTCAATGCAGAGCTTATTGTTCCAGTGGGCGCGAGTATTTTTTCCGGAAGGCTTGCACCCACAAACATCACATCGATTGTCGCGCACGAGAACCATCGTCTCGTATTGTTGAACAGTGATTCCGTAGCGACTTTTAATGCGATGAGCTCGGGCAGCCTCAGAAGACTTCTTGACGGGGTACTGCTTCTGGTAACAAGAGCAGCAAAAGCCGCGCGAAGACGCCGAGCGCGAACAACCAGAGACTGAGCATTCAACACCGAGCCACTTTCCATGATACCCGATCTCCCTGCGAGGAGCATTCGGGTTCTTTCGGTGGTAGGATTCACGGCTCTGGCAGGCAGAGCACGTTCCGGGATTCTTTTTTGATCTAGCGGTCCTGTTACACCCCTCAGTGATACAAGTTCCATGCCCGGACGCAGGTTGCGCAGTTTGATCCATGTTCGTACCCCACCGTGGTCCACGAGAAACGGATGTCTCTCATTTGCTCGGAGCACTCTGCCGGATTGTGTTTGTACCTTAAAGACCGAATCAACACCACTTGACCGAAAGTTAATTATCTTTGCAGTGCGCAAAGCGCCTCGGTCGTATGTTGCAACAAGGTCTCCGGGGAGAACCTCGCGAAGAGGTTTTTCAACTCCGTCGGCCATAAGCACCGGAGTGTCTCCGGTCATGCACATGACGACGATGATCGCGGCCCCGGGCTGGAGACGCTGGCGCGGGCCCGAAGTGTACCACTCGTAGGCGTTGTCAAAGGCGTTCTCTGACAGAGCGTCCTGCTCCGAGTGCGGGTCATCGATGATGAACAGGTCCGCACCGCGGCCAGTGACTGCCGCGCCAACACCGGCGGCAAAGTACTCGCCGAGCTTGTCGGTCTGCCATCGGCCCGCGGACTTCGAGTCTTCCTTCAGGTGGGTGTTCGGGAAGATTTCTTGGTACTTGGGGTCGGCAATAAGGTCTCGGACCTTCCGACCGAAGCGGACGGCAAGCTCAGTATTGTGGGTGGCCTGAATGATCTTGAGCTTCGGGTTCCGCCCCAAGAACCACGCAGGCATGAGGTACGACGCGAACTCGGACTTCGAGTGTCGAGGAGGCATGTTGATGATGAGGCGCTTGAGCTCGCCCCGGGCAACTTGCTCCAGCTTTTCCGCGATGATGCGGTGGTGCCTGCCCTCGATGAAGTTCTCGTAGACGTGGTGCGCGAACGCCATGAAGTCGTCCTGCGCCTTCTCCCGCGTGTCGAGCTTCTTCCTTGCCTCGGTGAGCAGAAGCAACTCTTTGAGGGCTGCTTCTGGTATTGTCTCAAGACTCATGCGGTGCCTACCTTTGGTCTGCCCCGTACGGGACGTAGCCCTCGAGTGACGCCACCCCATAGGGTTGGTAGTACGGGGCTACGACGGGACGTACCATAGGTAGGCCGCTTGTCTCTGGAACACAAGTAGTCGTTCCGTCGGGGAGCGTGTAGGGGAGGTATCCCGGAGGACATCCGGAGGACGCTGCTGGAGGAGGGGTTCCTGCGCCCGCAGGTGCGCCGCCTGCGCCTGCTCCAGCGCCAACTCCGCCGCCCTGACCTCCGCCCTGACCTCCGCCTTGGCCTCCTCCCCCGCCCGGGCCAACTCCCGGCCCGACGCCGACGCCGACGCCGTTACCTGTTCCGCCGACGCCGGAGGCAATTCCAACACCCGCGCCAGAGCCCGACCTTGGAACAAGCTCGCCAAGCGAAAGGCCGGGACCCCCGCCCCCGCCGGGCTGCAAGGTGCCCGCGGTTATGGACGGGACGGAGCTACCGAAGCCCAGTTCCGGGGCTGAGCCGGGACGGATAATGTTGTCCGAGGGAGACTTAGTCGCCGCGCCAAAAGTCAGGTTTGGAGTCGTCGTTGCAAAGCCCAGACTTGGGCTTTCGCCACTGGGTCGGAAGACATTGGCATTTGGGGACGGCATGGAGTCGCCAAAGTTGAGGCTTGAGACTCCCCCTCCGGCAGGCCGCGCGGTAGGCGGGCTGCTGGGTCCTCCGGCAGGTCGTGCGCGAGGACGTACAGTGGGTTGCCCGCTGGCCCCTCCGCCGCCGCCACCCGGTGCCAGCGAAGGCAGGTCGTTCGGATTGATCAGGGTAACATTCACGGGGTCTACGGGGGCCGCAACCGCATCACGAAGAACCCCTTGGCTGATTACGCGGACAATTCCGTCAGGGGTCCGAACCTTGACCATGCCGGGGCTGACATCCCGTTGCTGCTCGGTGGGAAGAACCTCGACCCGCTGACCATGCGATGGGTCTGCTGGGTAAGATACCCCTCCGGCGGTGAACGACGGGTCGTTTATGTACTGTACGCTGTCGATGGTGGTGTTCGGATCACTCTGCAGAAGCGGATCAAGATACGCGTTTACGCTGATCCTCGTCGGCCTTTGCCCAACCCCCGGGACCTCCGGACGGGAGGCGACAAAAGCAAATCCGGGGGGCTTGGCAATTCCGGGTTCGGCGGACGGCACGCCGCGCTTCAGCGTTTCCGCGTACTGCGCATTCGTCATGCCTGCGCGACGGGCGGCTTCGGCGGGGGTAAGCCGGGGGGTGGTTCCGTAGCTCTCGCCCTGAAATTTATCCCTAAAGGAGCCTAGGTACTTCTCTAGGTACGGCTCCGCGGCAGCGTAGGCTTTATTTACACCCGAGCCAATGAGCTTGGGAATCTTGGTGACCGGGGACTCATACCCCGATTCGTCAACGGCAGTAAGAAACCGCTCAAGTCCCGCACCAAAGTTGTCAGGGAGAATGCTCGCTTTAATAGCCTTAGGGGCAGCGCTGGGCTTCGCAGAACTGGGCTTCGGAGAACTGGAAACCACCTTGGCTGCAGGAGAGGGCGTGACCTTGGCAGCGGACGAACCAGAAGAAACCGTCTTGTTGCCCGCCGGAGTCGATACCGTCTTCGTAGACGGGCCGGAGACAACCCGAGGCTTCGGTGCCGGGGTCGGGGTACTCTTCGGCGAACTGGAAACCACCTTGGCCGCGGGGGAAGGAGTGACCTTTGCAGCATTCGAGTTCGCGGCAACCGTCTTGTTGCCAGCGGGAGTCGAGATCGTCTTGGTGGCCTGCTTGGCGTTGTTGGACTCTTTGTTGGCGGCGTTACCGCCGACGTTCCTGTCTTTCTGGTCCTTGGTTCTCGGCATCAGACGCATCTCCTGTATACGCCGCCAAGGCGACCATATCCCAAGCGCTCAAACAGCGCTCCCGTTCGATCCACCATAACACCACTGGAAACGCCAACCAAGACCGCAGAACAACCCTGCTCCCGGCACCATTTCTCAAATGCCCGGAGCATCCGAATCGAACCCATCCGACCTCGGGCCTCTGGCAGCACGTAGATCAGGTCGTCGTACCCGCAGCGCTCTTCCGAGAACCAGAGCTCCGACACGTGCCCGAAAAACACCCCCGAAACCACGCCATCCACCTCAAATACGCACCCAAAACGGTCCTCGTCAGGGTGCATAAAGTACTTCAGTGCCGACAGCATCCGCGCCTCAGACAGCGGAAACACGGAGTATTTGGTCTCCGCATGCATCTTTTGAAGCATCGAGGCCAGTGCACCGTGGTCCTCGGGCCTCGGTTCTCGGATCATTCCCACGCCATAGGTGTCGAAGTCTGCGGGACGATAGACCCGATACCCTCCCTTGAGGGCCGCGCCGTCCTGTCGAAGTACTGCAGGTTGTCCTTCTCAGTTTGTGCGAGGGCCTGAGCCTGTTCCGGGGTTACCTGTGCGCGGAGCATGGGCTGGATCATCTCCATGAGGGACATCTTCCCCTCGTCGGCGGGGACGCCCATCATCAAGTCTTCGCTGGGCGTGGTTCCGCTGGGGCTGCCCATGGACATGCCCGATCCAATCGGGGACCCCGCTCCACCAAGGATCGCCCGAACGTAGTTCTGTGTCTCGGCGAAGGGTGGGATTCCCCCGGCTTCGTTCACGGCCCCCGGTCCGGCGTTGTAGGCTGCCAGAGCGAGGCGGTAGTCGCCGTTAAACTCATCAAGCATGGCGCGCATAAGCTCGGCACCGAACCGAAGGGCCTCAACCGGATCGGTGCGGTCGGAGATCGGAGTGACCCCGTACCCCGGATCGCGGGCCGTATCCGGCATGATTTGGGCGATGCCGACGGCACCCTTTGGACTGACCGCGCCCGGATTGAGACCACTCTCCTGCACCATCTGGCGCACGAAAATCTCCGGATCGATGCCATACTGCCGGGCTGTTGCCGCCGCCATCTCCGCGTAGTTCATGATCAG